AAATATAAAACAAATAAAAAAATTATAGTAGATGACAAAAGTATCACAACGCTTGATAACCGACACAGAGAAATGCAGTTGTATTTTTCAAATGTTGAAAATGTTATCATCCCAAATATTTTAAATGAAAAAAAACAATTACAAAAAATGTTACTTGACAATTATGATGATAATGACAATATTGCATGCAATGCAAATCAAAATGAAAGTATTTGCAATAATGGAATAAAAAATGAAAATAAAAGTAAAATTCCAATTGAAAAAAATCTTGAAATAAAAGACCGATTGGCTGAAATCAAAACCGAACTCCGCAATCACAAAAATAATATAAAACAATACTATTTGAATAACTCCAAATACATTTTCGATTATTTTGAAAATAAAAAGGAAATTTCAACAGGAAATAACAAGACAAAGATTTTAAATTCATTTTTCAAAATCGATAATTCTACAGAACGTGTTAATGAATTGACATCAATGAATGACAATAATGTGAAAAAATTCTTATCAAATATTGACCAGTCATTTATTAATGTAAATGATTTCGCATTTCAGACTGGCACTTGCCAGCATTGCAAAAGCGGTGAACTTATTCCCGTAGAGCACGAAGGCATTCTCGTGTGCAACAATTGTTCCAAGTATGTTGTATACTTGATTGAAAATGAAAAACCGTCTTATAAAGAGCCGCCAAAAGAGGCATGTTTTTATGCGTACAAGCGCATCAATCATTTCAAAGAAATTATGGCACAGTTTCAAGCGAAGGAAACTACACAAATTCCACCAGAAGTTATTGACAATATTAAGTTGCAAATTAAAAAGGAGAGAATAAGTCTCTCCAAGTTTACAAATTCAAAAGCAAAAGATATTCTAAAAAAACTCGGTTACAATAAATTTTATGAACACATTCCTTTCATAAAAGATAAACTCGGCATTAAACCGCCGACAATGACGCCCAATTTGGAAGAACTGTTGTGCAATCTCTTTATGGAAATACAGGGACCTTATGCCAAGTTTTGCCCCGACGACCGCGTCAATTTTTTAAACTATTATTATACCATTTATAAACTGTGCGAATTGATTGGACAAACGCAATTCCTTCCTTATTTCCCCCTGCTTAAAGACAGAGAGAAACAAATCGAGCAAGATGAAATATGGAAAAAAATATGCTTTGAACTTAACTGGGAGTTTATACCGACGCAATAATTACGATAATATCGGACACCACGGGCGTGCGGGCTCAACCGATAAAACGAAGTAAGTAATTACCGAAATTTTCAAGAAGCCGCATTTCCGGGTGAAATATGTAATTCGATTAGTAAATAGTTATTTATGAAAAATATTTAGAGAGACATTCATAAATAACTATACAATACAAATATAAAAGTATAAAACAATGCAGATTTTTGTAAAAACACTCACTGGAAAAACGATTACTCTAGAAGTAGAGTTGAACGATACGATAGCTTCATTGAAAACGAAAATTCAAGACAAGGAGGGCATTCCGCCTGACCAACAACGCTTAATTTATGCCGGCAAACAGCTTGAAGATGAGCGAACGTTGGCTGACTACAACGTGCAAAAGGAGAGCACCCTGCATTTGGTCCTCCGACTTCGCGGGGGTCTTTTGTAAAGTGTAATAAATTATATATTCAAAGATACTTAAAGATGTCTCGCTAATAATGTTATAGAAAGGCAATTAAGCAATTCAACAAGCATACAATGGCAACAGCAGCGAGTGGACAAAAGATGGCGGGATGTGTAAAGTGGTTCAATATGAAGACTGGTTTTGGTTTTTTGACTGTGGTTCGCGGTGGTGGTAGTGGCGAGCTAAAGGTTGGAAGCGAGGTTTTCGTGCATCATTCAAATGTCAAAGTTCAAGAAGAGCAATACAGGTTTTTGGTTCAAGGTGAGTACGTGGAGTTTGATGTGTCGAATGTTGCAAATGGTCAGCATTCGTGCCAGGCGACGAATGTGACGGGCATGTTTGGCGGCAAGTTGATGTGCGAGACGCGCAATGATGTGCGCCAGTCGTCTTCGTCGCAGCAGCAGGGTGGTCGTGGTGATGATGAAGAGGATGACGGTGACGGTGACGCGTATGTGCCGGTTTTGAGGAGGACGGCGTCATCTGCTGCAACTCCTGCCGCACCCTCATCATTCAAGACGCGTGGTGGCGGCAGCGGTGGTGGTCGTGGTGGTGATGATGCGCCTCGCACTCGTGGTCGCGGTGGTGGTCGCAGTTAAAACTTGCTTCAAAGAAATGAAATGAAATAAATATGAAATATAAATAATGATTTAGAATTTAAATTATTATTTATAATATATTTGATATTCGAATACTTATTGGAACAATTGGAACATGGATAACAATAGTGTTGAAATTGAATTGGTGGAAGGGACCTGTGAGGAGACGAGGTTATCAAAGCTGAAGGAGGAGATTATATCGGTGATGGCTTGTGTATTAAATTATCTGACGGTTTCGTCATACGATTATTATTATACTCAATATCATCAAGAGTGTCGAAAGGAAATGAATGCAGTGTGCGACAGAGGAGCATCTTCAATTACGGTTGAGAGTTGTAAACATTTTTACGAGTGTTTGAAGCGGCTGGAGAGCGTTACAGAGACGGATGACCCCGATTATTATGAATACAGAAGGAAAATGAGACGATTTATAATATCTTTGGCATCGATTAGGCCATCATAATAAAATATATTTATTTATTTGCTTTTACTTTTTTATTTGCTAGCAAGAATGCTCTTTTTGTGTGGCTGCATCCGCTTTTCAAAATGTCGTAGTCAACGACGGATGCATTTCCGCCGGTAATAGAGCTTGCCAAACGAGCTAAACCCCAAGATTGCGGTGTTTGGTTGGGTCGTGAACCGGAGGAATAGTATGCGCCTTCGCCTTTACGCACGATTTTTTTCAGTGCGCCCAAAGAACATCCAGTTTTACGTGCTAGTTCATTGCTTGGAGTAACGTTATCAATGTTGTAAATTCGTTGCGCATTTTCTATATGAGACGATTTTTTACTTTTAAAAGATAACACTTTTTTCCGCGTAAAGTATTTGTTGCTCTTGTATAATCTTCGCGATTTCAGCAACATTCCCAATTGGCGCTTTTTATCCTTGCTTGACAGCTGTTTTGGCATGTAACGCGCGGGAAGAGACGTTTGTCCGTATTTTTTGGTTTTTCGAAGGTGCATCGTTGATATATCGTTGATATATCGTTGATATAATAGATATAATATATGAATGATATTTTATTTTATCGAGAGAAGAGAGAATAATTATATTATTGAAAATATAATTATATTATATTATACTGATTCATGATTGAAGAAAATCTTACGAAACTGTGTCATTTCTTTATCTGTAAACATGCTTGTTAAAAAATCGTTTGGCGTTTTGGTTTCTTTTAAAAGGTTGGAAATCATAAAGAGCGAATATATTCCGCATTCCGTGTTGCTTTTTTGGTGTTGTCTATCATTTACAATATATTTAAAGTTTATTCCGATTTCTTTCCCCTGTTTCATTATTTTTTTGGCAAATTTATTTATTTCTTTGGACGGCGGGTCGCCTGTGCTGTCAAAGAAGAAGATGAATTGTTGTTTCATGTTGATGAAGAGAGATATCCAATGCGAGCCGGATAAATAGTGGGGGTCGGTATTAAAAATGATTCCAATTTTATTTTTATTATTGGATGGATTCAAGTATGTTTTTATGTCGAAATTGCACAACTCTTCATAAACGCATGATGGCTCGCCCTTTGGAGTTTTATCAAAATCAATTGGAGACGGACCAATGAATTCAAAAAAAGGAAATGCATCTTCGTATTGTTTCATAACTTTTGTAATATCGACACTGGACAACCACTCATTTGGATTTTTATTCCACGTTTTCGGACTTTCGGGTGCAAAGTAATTGAATAAATCTTTTGTGGCAGATGCGCCTTCGTGAAAGAGTTGACGAAGCCAGCAGGATTCCTTGTTACACACGTTTCCTAGTGCTGTTTTTAGTGATTCCCATATTACCTTTACATCATCACTGTTAATTGTTGCGTCTGGATGACGCGCATTCCAACTGTCTCTAAGTTTTATAATCGCATTTGTGGTGTAACAAGTGAAATCTTTTTCTTGTGTTGGACCGCATGAAAGTTTTTTAAATGATTCATCTAAATGCGAATTTGTTGAACCTGTCGAATTTGTTGAATTTATTTCTTTTTGTGTGTATTTATGTTTTCTTCGAAAACTTTTTGTTTTTTTGTTAAGCGGCATTCATTATATTCATCTAATATTTTTTATTATTTTTTTATTATTAAAAATATTTGTATTAATTATTTAATTATTTCATTTCTCTCCAACTTGTGAATTGTAAATTATTATTAAATTGTTATTCGCATCGCATCGCATTCAGATAGAGTCGGATGATTTTGTGTCAACGGTCTCGGTGGTCTCGGTGGTCTCGGTGGTCTCGGTGGTCTCGGTAGTCTCGGTGGCAGCGAGAGCGGAGTTTAATTTTTCTTTTTCTTTTTCTTTTTTCTTTTGTTTTTTTAGTCCCTTGTGCTTGAATGATGGGTCTTTGGGGTTGAACTTGAATTGCTGTGGGAAAACAACCGGCTCTTTTTTCTGTGATGATGATTTTTTAATGACATATGTATCAAGTGTGAGTTTTTTTACTTCTTTTGGTTTAAAACAAAGTTCATTGGCTTTATTCAATTCAAATGTGTTGAGCGCATTACTGCATATGCAGTGCTGCTCTGCAACCGTCGCAATGCCCATGCACACGTAACATTTCTGTATGGTTTCACTTTGGTCCTCAAATTTTAAATGAGAGATGCACGCCTTCATATACATGTTGAATGCGCCGTTCAATGTTACATCTTTCAATTCATCTTTAAAAAGGTCTTTTGTTATAGAAATTATTCTTTTTCGATAAAATCTTAAATCTCTCTTGAATCCTGTGTCATAATCTATATTATTTCTGCGAAGGTATTTTTCATACTGTGCCACATTTACCATGAATTCAATGGTTGCGTCATCGACCGAGTTCAAAGAAATGTCTATTACCATTTATATATATATAATATTCACTATATTATGTTATTGTTATATAAATAAATATAGTGAATATTATATATAAATGAAACCCAACGAATGTCACCATGACTATGACTAATCTTTTGGTTTAAATTTTGATTTGAATTCCTCCAGCACGGTGTTCATAGGCATAGGCGG